TTTCTGCATCTAGTGCAACTACTGCATTAGTAGCAAAAACTGGAGACGCTCCAATTAAATTAACTAAAGTATCATTTGGTATTGGTGACTTAAGTAATGTTGACAAATTGTCAGTAAGATCATGGGTGATAACTGGTTCATCTATTGATGCTGCTGATACAGTTGGTCAATTTAACTTCTTAACTGATTCAAATGGAAATGAAGTAGTACTTACAGATAACGTTTCAGATAGCGTTGCAGTTTCTGCATCTTTATTTGTTAAATTATCTCCTGGTGCTGGTGGAGATTCAAGTTCATTAGGCTTAAATTATAAAGCACAACCTGCTGATAATTCAAGAGGTGACTTTGAAGACACAACTGGTGGTAACCCTGATAAGGATGCTGCTGGTGATATTCAGATTCCAGAAATTGATGTACAACTAAGAAGTGAAGCTATTGTTGCTAAGACTAGAAAGTTAAAGGCAGTTTGGTCTCCTGAGTTCGCTCAAGACTTAAATGCTTACCACTCAATTGATGCTGAAGCTGAATTAACTTCTATGTTATCTGAGTATGTTTCTATGGAAATCGACTTAGAAATTTTAGATATGTTATTTGCAAACGCATTAACTGAAGACTTCTGGTCTGCAACTCTAGGTGAAGTATATAATGGTTCAGGTGGATTTACTTCTGCAACTAATGCTGAGGCATACCAACAAGGTACTTGGTTCCAAACTTTAGGAACTAAAATCCAAAAGGTATCGAATCAGATTCATGCAAGAACGTTAAGAGGTGGTGCAAACTTCCTAGTAACTTCTCCAGAAGTAGCAACTATCTTAGAATCAATTCCAGGATACGCTGCTGATACTGATGGTACTGCAATGGGTAAAACAGGATTCGCAATGGGAGTACAAAAAGTAGGTGCATTGAATAACAGATTTACTGTTTACAAAAACCCATACTTCCAAAGAAATGCAATCTTAATGGGATACAGAGGTACTCAGTTCCTAGAAACAGGTGCTGTATATGCTCCATATATTCCACTTATCATGACTCCATTAGTGTATGACCCAACTAACTTTACTCCAAGAAAAGGTGTAATGACTAGATACGCTAAGAAAATGGTAAGACCAGAATTCTACGGTAAAGTCTTTATTAAAGGATTAGAAACTGTATAATTTTAGTTTTCATTTGGATACTTAAAAGGGCCCTCTTCGGAGGGTCTTTTTTTGTTTATATCAATCCTAGTTGATATTTATTAATAGTAGAAAACAATTTATTGGGGAGTAGTTATGCAATTTGATAATGGAAGAAAAAAAATTAATAAAAAGGGTTATAGATTTCTATTATCCTTAAATGAAGAACAAAAACTTGCAAAGTCTCAAATTTTAGATAATACAGTATCTGTTATTCTTGGAAAAGCTGGGAGTGGTAAAACTTTATTGGCATGCCAAATTGCACTTCAAGAAGTTTTAGACAAGACAAGAAAAAAAATAATAATTACTAGACCTACAATCAGTAAAGAAGATTTAGGACATCTTCCTGGAAACATGGAAGAAAAAATGAGTCCTTGGGTTGCACCAATATATGGTAATATGTATCAGTTACTTAGAAAGGAACGTGTTGAACAAATGATAGCTAAAGGTCAAATAGAAATAGTACCTGTGAGTTATATGAGAGGTCGAACATTTTTAGATTCTTGTGTTATTGTTGATGAGTGTCAAAACTTAGACCATGAACAAACACTTATGATTCTACAGAGAATTGGACTGAATAGTAGAATGATGTTTTGTGGAGATACTGACCAAGTCGACTTAAAAAAGAATGGTGATAGTGGATTGAATTTCTTAAGAGGAATAAAAAATGTTGAAGGATTACATTCAATTGAACTACTAAAAAATCATAGGCATCCTATATTGGATGGAATATTAGATGTTTATAAAAAATACAAGTTTAACAACAAATCTTGATATTTATAGTTGATATTTATATAAAATAGATACGGAGAAACAATATGGCAACAGCTGCAATTTGGCCTGGTTCATCATCATTTAGTGCAAGTCTTACACCATTTGGTCTATATGACTCAGATACTGACTTTACATCATCAGCAGATAAAACAGCTGAATGGTGTGCAAAGAGATTAGGCTATCCTATAGTTGATGTTGAACTTCAAGATATTCAGTTTTATGCAATGTTTGAAGAAGCTGTAAATGAATATGGTGCACAAGTAAATTACAATAATATTAAAAATAATTTATTGATAATGAAAGGACAAGCAACTGGTTCAGAATTACAACAAAGAAATATAAATCCTTCTTCACAATTTTTAATAAAACTTTCAGAACAATATGGAACTGAAGCAACTGTTGGTGGTAATGTTGATTTACATACTGGGTCAATAGTTGTAGGTTCAGGTAGTGGACAACAATACGACCTTGATGCTCTTTGGGGAGCGGTAAGTGAAAGTGGCAAAAGTATTGAAATAAGAAGAGTATTTTACCAAGGAAGCCCAGCTGTACAAAAATATTTTGACCCGTATGTTGGTACAGGTATGGGAAGTCAGCAATTACTTGACGGATTCGGTTGGGGTAATTATAGCCCGGCTGTAAACTATTTATTAATGCCAATGTATGATGATCTTTTAAGAGTACAGGCTATTGAATTTAATGACCAAATTAGAAAGTCAGCATATTCATTTCAATTAATAAATAATAAACTGAGAATATATCCAGTACCTACTGATGAATATAGATTGTACTTTGAGTACTATGTTAAAGAAGATAAAAGTCCAGTGTCAGGTTCTAGAGGTGTTGGTGAAATAAGTGATTTTTCAAATATAGATTATAATAATTTAACATATTCAAATATTAATGATGCAGGTAAACAATGGATTAGAAAATATACTCTTGTCTTATCAAAAGAACTATTGGGTAACATACGTAGTAAGTACGGTGCAATTCCTGGTGCAAAAGGTGATATTACATTAGATGGTGATACATTAAGAACTGAGGCAAGTAGTGAAAAAGAAGCAATGATAACTCAATTAAGGGAAGACCTTGAAGCTGTAAGTAGAAGAAACATGATGGAACGGGAGGCTGAAATTGCACAGTTCCAAAATGAACAGTTACAAAAACACCCTTATGGAATATACTTAGGATAACGCATGGCATTATTTGGTGGAAGCAGAGACGGTAAACTAGTTAATACATTCAATAAAGAATTAATAAAAAATATTGTTGATACTAAAGTTGATGTATATAAAACCGTTGTGCCTCATAGTAGTGAAAACATTTATGGTGAATCACTCAAAAAGGTATACTTAAATGCTACAAGAATTGCATGTCATGTTGAATATGAAGACCCAACATTTAACATAGATGAATTCGGTACAGATGTTAATCAAGGAATGACATTTTATTTTCTTAAAGAAATACTTCAGAATGAATCTAATTTATTTTTAGAAGTTGGTGACGTCATAAATTGGAATGAGTCTTATTGGGAATTAGATACTGTGATTGAAAGTAATTTCTGGACAGACAAAAATCCTGATACAAATAAAGGAAATGTTGATACTGCAACAACTACAAATGTAATTGATAGTGATTTTGGACTAAGTGTTTCAATTATATGTGGTGCACATTTAACTAAAAGGTCAAACTTAGCAATTGAAAGAACAAATGTAGGTGTTAGTGGAAAGAGAAGAAACCTTCCGAGTAATATATAATGGCAGATAGAAAAAAGAATAGAATAAAAGAAAGCAATGTCAATAGGGCTAGGCAGATTAGACGTAATGACAATGTAGAAAATGTAAATGTTTCATTAATGGATATTGATGAAGCAATTACTCATTACTTTGAAAACATCATTATGCCAAAAATTACAGATTCTACAGGTGAAGTTGTAGATGTACCACTCATATATGGTAGCCCACAGCGTTGGAAGAGTGCTCAAAATGCTGGTGTATTTCGTGACAAGGATGGAAAAATTCAAACTCCACTAATAATGTATAGACGTACAGGCATAGCAAAAAACAATACTTTAGGCCGTCACTTTGACCATGCTCAAAATAATTTACATTATGTTTTTGAAAATAAAAGAACACAGAAAAACAGATATGACAGATTTTCTATATTAAATAATAGAACACGTGTTAAAGAATATCATAAAGTTGTTGTACCTGACTATGTTGACCTTTCATACGATTTTATTGTATGGACAGAATTTATAGAACAACAAAACAAAGTCATTGAGGCAATACAGTATTCTGCAGGAGAATATTGGGGTGATAAGTCAAAGTTTACATTTATGGCTCAACTTGAAAGTTTTGATTTAGCAAATGAATTGGTAGAGTCAGCTGATAGAACTGTAAAATCTAACTTTTCAGTTACACTCAAAGGATATATAATTCCAGATGTTTTACAGAAAAAAATGAATGAAGATAGTCAAAAATACTTTGGTCATGGTAAAGTTGTATTTGGTAGTGAACTTATATCTATCCAAGATAATTCAGCAAACCTATTAGATTACAAAGAAGATAATACATTACCTCAAAATGAAGAAAATGATTCATTGGCTGATGCATTAAGGCGTGAACAATATAAGAGAAAAACTAATCTTTAGAATTAATTTTTTATATTTATTAATAGTTAAAACCAAACACTAAATGGAGTTATATTATGGCAGAAGCACAAAAAGAAATTAAATTTACTGATGAAGAATTAAAAAAACTTCAGGACGTTAAACAGACATATGAAAGATTGACAATAAATTTAGGTCAACTTGGTATGCAAAGAATAAATTTAGAAATGCAAGAGAAGGCACTAAAGGATAAGCTAGACAAGTTAATGGAAACTGAACGTGAATTAGCAAAAACTTTTAGTACAAAATATGGACAAGGACAGTTAGATATTAATACTGGTAAATTTACTCCAGTAAAGTAGTGTTAAAGTGGTCTTTAGGTCTTTTTGTTGATATTTATATATGTCAAAACATGCATTATTTATTATAATAGAGGAGCACAAGAATGGCAGAAAAAATAGTTAGCCCAGGTGTATTTACACAAGAAAAAGATTTATCCTTTGTACCACAA